ATCTTCGTACATTGTATTCTCCTTTTGTAAAATAATACTTGTAAATTTACTTATAGTAAACTTATACGAAATTTCGTGTAAAATCAATGTCTGCGGTGTAAATCGTGTTGATGGGTTGTAAATTTAAATTTACAAAATTTACTGTTTGTAAATTATTTCTTTTTGGATTTTTTGTCTTCTTTTTCTTTTTGCTCAAGAATCATGTTTAACTTTTGAGTTAAACGTATCATGTCGTTGTCCAACATTCTCACTCTGTCAATCAGTGCGATAAGAGTGGTGTTGGCTTCACCCAACACAGGTTTGATTTCTTTGGTTACCCAAGTCCAAACATAATAAACAAAATAGCCCAAACCAAATGCGGCTACAATTGGGAATCCAAATTCTTTTATCGCATTGGCAAGTTCTATGGTGATCATCTAGTCTTTCCTCGCATCTTCTTTGCCTTCGTTGGCGGCAAGTCTATCCACATTAGGTTTAACTCCTGTCACGTGTGACAGCAAGGCATCTATCTTAACCAGATCATTGTTCATGGTCTGTACTCTGTTGTCCAGTGCCTGTATGATGTTTTTAAGACCATTCACAGAACCTGTCACAGTTGCCAATATGAATTTTAAAATGATGAATATGAATACACCTGATGCCACAGCACCTGCTATGGGAAATCCTACTTCTGATACAAATTGTAAAAAGTTCATTATGTAGGTATTTATGTGTGTTTTTGCATTCAAAATGTTCGTTGACAACTTGTGGCAGGTGTGTTATACTGTTCACATGTGCTTTATCCTTGACCAAATCTATGGTATATACGGTAAATAATGGAAAGAGTTGTTTATGAAGAAGAAAACACGATCAATTTTGGATGAACTGAACCGTATTTCGGAGAGCAGAAATACCGAACATTTCCTTGAAACCACTGGCAGTAGTCTGATTGAGAGTGCAGTAAATCTTCTCAATGTGATACAAAATCACTATCCAGAGGAAACTGCTATTGAATTGGAAAGAAGATTTATAAACAGCATACGTAATGGTGATTCAAAAAAATTCAAAGTTGGAATTAAAAAAGTTTTAGATGACAAAAACAATAGTTAATGAGGGCGGCAATATTTTCAAAAATGCAGAAGGTCAGCCAGCCACTGCAAGAATCAACAGGGTCGATGTTGAACCCACAGTTCAATGGTTGGAACAGATTACAGGATTAGAGCTCACCGACAACAAATTAGGAACTACTGGACTTGCACCTACATCAGGAGATTTAGATCTTGCTGTGGATCAAACAAAAATCAACAAAGAACAATTAATTGCTAAACTGACTGGTTGGTTGAATTCAAAGAATATGAATCCTGCTGATTACATCAAAAAAAGCGGAGTCAGTGTGCATTTCAAAACACCAATACAAGGCAACGAAAAGAACGGACATGTGCAAACAGACTTTATGTTTGGTGACCCTGATTGGATGAAATTCAGTTTGAGTGGCACTGTGGGCAGTAATTTTAAAGGTGCAGATAGACATGTGATGTTGGCATCGATTGCTAAACCCCAAGGACTTAAATGGAGTTTTAAATCTGGTTTGATTGATAGAAAAACTGAACAAGTGTTATCTAAAGATCCGGACAAGATAGCAGAACTGTTGTTGGGCAAAGGAGCCACTGCAAAAGATTTAGCCACAGTTGAAACTATACATGCAAAAATTAAGAACAGAACAGATTATGAACAATTGATTCAAGATGCAAGAGACAGTTTTGAAAAAATTGGAAAAACATTACCAGAACACAAAATTGCTGGAACACCTGTGTGGTTTAGAAACTTAATGGACAGGTTGCCAGAATGAAACTAGTCGAGTTTAAAAAACAATCAGGCAAGTGTAAAACAGTGTTTGAATCTGCAAGAATACAACATGCAGAAGATTTGATATTGTTCAAAGGACACCAAGGTGCTCTTGAAGCCATTGAGATGTTGCAAAAAATTGCCACAGGCAAACAAGGAGTAACAATTAAATGGGATGGCTCACCTGCAGTTGTGTTTGGTCTGACACCAAACAATGAATTTATTTTCACAGATAAAGCAGGATTCAATGCAAAAAATTATGATGGAAGAACGACCAATCCAGATGATTTAGAAAGTATGATTATGAGCAGAGCAAAAGATCCAGCAAAGAAAAAATCATATGCACAGTACAGTATGAAAATGAAACAAGCATTTCCTGTAATAGAAAAATCTATGCCAAAAGATTATGAAGGATATTTTGTTGGAGACATGTTGTATTTTCAACAGCCTAAAAAACAAGGCAACAGATTTGTGTTCAAACCCAACGTGGTTGAATACAGCATAGATGCCAACAGTGACATAGGAAAAAAAATTGCAATGAGCAAAGTGGGAGTTGTTTTGCATCACACTATCAATGAGCAAGGCAGTGTATCGCCACTTGAAGATATCAATATGTTTGTGGGAGACGAATTATTGGTATTGCCTCCAACTGCAAAAACACATCCAGGCAATGTGGACTTGTCCATATTAAAATCTGCCAAGAGTGAAGTGGTTAAAAACGCAGGAGCCATTGATTTATTTCTAAACAGAGGCAAACTTCAAGAGTTAAAAATAACTGATTTACCAAATATCTTGTACACCTATGTGAACAGCAAAGTTGACACAGGTTTAGATAACCTAGGTGCTGATTTTGGAAACTGGTTAGAGTCTAGCACAGTCAGTGTGCCAAAAAAACAAAGAATTGTTCAATACATTCAACAGCACAAATCAGGATTTGATGCTGTGTTTAGAACCATTGCAACAGTGATGGAAACCAAGGACATGATGGTGGATCAACTGGATGCCGCAGGATCAGACATTGTGGCAACTATAGATGGACAAAAAGGCGGCGAAGGATATGTGGCAGGCACAGGACCTGGTGCAGTAAAACTAGTAAAACGTTCTGGCTTCACTAGAGCCAACAGAGCGATAAATAGATAAGGAGAACACAATGAAAGCAAAAGAGTTTATAAAAGAATTTAGAGATATTGACCCAGCAGATGATCCAAATGCAGGAATGGACAAAGATTTCAAACAGGAGCCAATGTTCAATCAATTTGGAAAAATTCTAGACAGTCAAGGCAATCCAAATCCATTAGACACAGTGACCACAGATGATGGTAAAAAACATAAAGTGACTGCAAGGCAGGCAGATATGTTAAGAAAACTGATGACCAGTTCACAGATCAAACCAATGATCAGATCAGAGTTCATCAAAGCACTTCAGAAAAGTGAAACATTATCTAAATTTTTAGAAACAGATGATATGGTTGCATTGTTTAAGAACATGTATTTGCAAAAAGACAGTCAACCAGCAGAGCCAGGCATCTACTAAACACTCAGTATACTTCGCATGGAGTTTATAGAATCATTATACGAAGCGAGAATGACTCGCAACACTCAGGATCAAAAAGTCTTGACATATACAGACTGTTGCGAAAGATTGTATCTTTCCATGTTGGTATTGGAATTGATGAACAAATATGCTCGTCATAAACCAATGGCAAGATCATATGCCAAACGCACAGTGGGTTTTACCAACTACAAAAGATTTAGAATGAGTGCTACTGATCTTTATAATTTTATCTATTTTGTTACAGGAGATCAAGAAGCAATCAACAAATTAAAAGATCCTACTTCTGCATCTGCACTGAGAAAAAGAACCACTTTACCAATGATGGCAGTGAACAGACACATCACCAGAATCAGTATGGGCAGTGCCACAGTATCAAACACTCAATTGTATATCAATATAGAATCAGCATTGAACATCAGAAACACAGTGTATAAATCTATTCGCAGAACATTGATGGACTATGACAGTGCAACACAGATTGATAGACAAGACACTGTAACCAAATTAGTGCATGCGGCAAGAGCCAAATTGCGAAGTTCAGATATCATAGATGATCTTGAAAAACTGGTGGCTGATAAAAATTTAGAAACAGGCAGAGTCAGCGACTCAGAACCTAAAATCTCCATACCAGATATCAATGTGCAAGGTAAAGAATTATCACTGTACAGATACTTGGTAGGATCAAAAAACATTGTGCAGGTTAAACGATTTGTGGACCTTGCACTCAGTAACAAATCAATTCCCAGCACAATAGTTCAAGCATATCTACCAGCAATCAAGATGTTGCATGACATAGTGTCAGGAGGACCTGCCTACGTCAGTATGCTACGAGCATTGGCAGAACGTGCCAAAAAGAACAAAAAGTAAACACTCTACTTAAATTATTACCAAAATCTATAAATATATACAACCTCATCCACTGAGCGTGGATTAGGGCATTAACGAGAAAAAAGGAGAAATAATATGCCTAGTATAACAAAAGTAAATGGTTTCTTGAACAAATTTGTCACAGGAACTGTTTTTCAAAATGCAAACCTTGGTTTCTATGTTGCAACAATTCGTTCAACTTCAGATACTTCAAACTCAGCAGTAAACCTACAAGCGGCTGACGGTGATGCGGCAGGTGAAGCAGATCAAATCGTTGAATTGGCTGTGAAGTCAGTGAACGCGATTGCCTACTTTGCACCAACAGGAACTGCAGGAACACTTGCAATTATCGTGGACGGTTCTCAACACACAGCAGATTCTATTGCGGCGCAATTAGAAGCGATTGATGGTGTTGGTACTGACACAGTTGTTGCGGCGGCTGATCAATTAACTTTTGCATAATAGTTAATAATCAATAATCTTATAAATCAGGGCGTTTGAA